GTACTCTAAATCTTCGCCTATATCATCACTCATATCATCCAAGTGAATGAATAAAGCTTTAGCCCCTGCATAACTAAAGTTATGCTTATAGTTACTTGTGTCTTGTAAGTCGTGGTATAGTTTGTTTACGTTTGTTATAGTGTCTACGATTGCCATTGTCTTATTTCCTTTATAGTGTGGTTATTAAGTCTTATATATTATAGTCTCATGTTTAAAAAACAGTGTCAACAATTAATTTAAACATTCTTGTTTTATATTACCACTTGCGATCTGTTCTAGTATCTCCGCTTTGTTCATACCTAAGAACTGATATAAATACTTACTTGTGGTGCGTGAGTAATCTAAAGCATTATGATCTAGCGTTGTAGTATATCCCTTACGAGCTATTACAGTGTCATAAGATTGGAATACCTCGCTTGCATCATCTAGCGTAATGATGAATTGATTCTTTACTGCTTCGCCTGATCTATGGCTTGTCATGTTTCTTACGTGTGTCATTGTCTTATCCTTTGTGGTTAGTTGTTTAACTGTAAACAGTCAGGCATATCGCCCTTCCTTATAATTAAGTATAGCATGAATAAGATATACCTTGTCAACAAAAAAAACAAATAAAATACATTTATATTATAGGGCATATCATAGCACATATTATATGTATCATAGGATATCACATAGACCACCAAAACAGGCAAATAGTGAGAACATTAGGAGAACACTGGATACTTAGGAATATATTCAGGCTCTAGGATGGACACACAGAGCGTTTAGAGGTGTCCCATAGGCAATCATACACGGCATATTAGGCTCGCTGTACGGTGAAGACATTGAGAGTACGCAATGAGAACATTAGAAGAACACTATGTAACTGGTGGTTAACTAAGGGCAAGCGGACATTATACCTAGCGATATCTAGGGCATCTTATTGATATCTAGGGATAACAAGTGGCCAATAAAGCGGACACGTTAGGGCAATAAGTGATATCATTATGTTACTAAGGGTGGCTAAGGCGGTCTATGTGATATCATTGTGTTAGATAAGGATAACAAAAGGATACGTTAGGGTAACTAAGGGATACATTAAGATACATTAGGGTAACTAAGGGATATCTAAGGGTAACTAAGGGATATCTAAGGGTAACTAAGGGATATCTAAGGGTTTCTGGGTAAAGAAAAAAATATATTATCAGACATTGACGCAGATGCGCACACAATAGGACTATATACCTATCATACGGTGCTTTATACAGGCATATGGATATATTATCCATCCAATATGCAATCAAATCAATGCGATAGGCGTTATTAATAAGAAAAACCCTGATACATTGCCTAGTTTGCAAGGGGTATGGGGGGTTTTTCGTTTGTTATATATAGTTAAAGGTCATTCACATTTTTTCTAATTTTTCTACAGTGACTTTGACCATACCACACTCATCTACGCACTTCCTTGCGCGTCTGAGAGCTTTCTCTGAGGTATACACAGGGACACCTTCTGCATCGTTCTCTAAATGCCATTCATAGTCTGTTTTACACATATAACCTATCTTCATATCTATTAGCTCCTCTAAGCCTCGTACAGGCGTTTAAATGTTTCTAAGGTACCCTTATGACCCATTAGGTCTCTCAGGGCTGTCCAGGGACTCCAGATAGTCTTCTAGGTCCATTTGAGATGTATTATCTGGGGGTAGCTAGGGTTCCTTAGTTAACTTAACTATTATATCAGCTTCGTTTAGTACTAAATATTCTTTACCGTCTAAAACTACCTCATACCCCGCCCATTTATTGAAGATTACGCGGTCACCAGATTTAACATCTAGTGGACGTACGTCACCACTGTCATTTACGTGTCCCGTTCCAACGGCAACAACTTCGCCTTCCATAGGCTTTTCTTGGATTGCAGATGGAATAATGATCCCGCCAGCGGTTTTTGCTTCTTGCTCTATACGGCGCAATAAGACTCTATCGTGTAATGGACGAAATTTCATATCTTGTTTTCCTCATGTTTAATAGGGATTAACTTAGCTATCTCTACAGGGTTAAAGCCTGACCAGTGTGTTCCATCAGATGTTACAACTACAGGAGCTTGTTTATATCCCAGCTCTTGGACACGTAAGAAGGCATCACCATCTTTGGTTAGATCTATGAGAGTGTAAGGGATGTCTTGGCGGTCCATAGATCTAGTTGTAGCTAGGCATTGGACGCAGTTAGGTTTACTGTATATTGTGGTTGGCATTAGTTTGCTCCTCGGATAGCATGTGATGGCTTAGGATCACTTATTGTTTGTGGGACTTCTTTTACTGCACCCGCTTCTATAGCTGTTGTTATTTTAGATTGAATACCATGTAGGAACAACCATTTCTCGTGACCGTCCTTAGATCCTATACGTAACTCTGAGTAGTCCTTGAGTTCCTTAGGTGTTAGGATTTTATTCTTAATTAGATCTTTGTCTAATACATTTAATGTTGTAATCATTAGGTTTCCTCTTAGTTAATTGGTGCGGAGCCGAGGATTTGAACCTAGTCTGTCCTGAGACTACCGCCTTTATATTGAGCTGCCGATGACTCGTTCAACTAAACAGTTACTTCTAGAATTCACTGTCTCGTCTCAAATTATGTACTGTCTCGTGTCGGAGCAACCACGACTTTATTTTTCCACGCACAAGTAGGCGCAATTAGAAAGCAGAGGCTCGCCAAGATCCGTGTCCTGTTAATCCTAGATCACCTGCAGTATCCTTGGGAAAACTCTTTTAGCTTGCTTAGTTAATAAGAAGCGTCTACCTCCGTCCATCGTCCCACTGGGCATGATCTCATAGAGAGGGATCTTATTAACTTAGACGAGGATGCTATCTATGCAGAGCCTCACACCTTTATACTATATCTCTTTTATCCATGGGTTGTCAAGAGTTACCTGACACAAACCATTGGCTAATCTAGTTACAGTTTCTTCTTCGTCACTATCATCATGTAGATTATACTCTCTATATAAAGCATGAAGGATCTCATGAATAAGTGTATTTCTTACGACATCTCTGGGAACTCCTACAGTAGCTACATGGATCTGTAAGTTATTGCTATCACATTTACCGAATATCTCGTGTTCATGTGTCCAGTTAACGTCATGTTGGATTAGAGCATAGTTAGCTCCACCAACTTTAATATAATCTTTATTAATTATAACCATTTCGTCCTCCAACATCTTATAATGTCAATTAAGGTATAACTGTATAAGAAACATAAGGTCCCTATAGATATCTTTAAGATATCCTTAGGTAATCCTTAGTATACTATAGTTATATTTAATATCCCTTGCACCTAGTAATGTCAATTAAGGGTGTTACAGCCAGGAAGCCTTTGATTTCCCTTGATCTCCGAAGATGTGTCTTTCTAAGAATTTCTCATACTCAGCATCTTTAAGTTCACTAAGTCTAGAGGTCTCTTGTTCGTCAGCATCTAGGGACATCTGATCAACCCAATATTGTACAGCCATAGCAAGACAGTCAATAGCATCATCGTGTAATAAGGCACCACGTTCTTTAGTCATCCTAGTCATCTGATAGAACATTCTGAACTGGTGGGTCTTATCCGTATTAAACTCACGGTAATCCTGTTCAATACCTTTACGATCCATAATCAATCTATGTTGGTTCATAATAGGTTCTAGGGTGTCAATTACCCGTAGTTCTTTTTGAACGTGTTGTCTGACTTCTTCGATTGGGCAAGGGTATATGCGTCCGAGGACTTTCTTAAAGAGCTCCGAGAACATTCCATCCCCAAAGTTGCTTTCGACCACGATTCCATTAACTTGTTGATCCTTGGCAACCTTTGCGAGATACTCAAGTACTTCATCACTATATCCTCCGTCTAATTGTCCGTGAGCTGTAACCCAGATGTTACCACCTAAATGTTTAGTTACATTCCACGCTGTTTTATCTTTACCACGACCAGAAGGGTCAATGGTTAATACTGCGCCATCGTAAGGGATCCATGTGTCTGACATAGAGACAGGCATATAATATCTGTCTTTACCCATACCCACACAAGGGATATCTTGGATAGCTCGGACAGGATCATTGGACCACACAATAGATGTAGGGGCCTTGTCTTGATCAATATCCATGATAATGAGGTCTGAGAGCTTCAGAGGATACTTATTAGCATCACTGAGGGCTGTGTCCAACATAAACTGCAGGGCGTACCCTGAGTTACCATAGGATAGCCTACGCTCTTCAATCTCCATAAGGTTAAACCGAGAAGGTTCTAAGGGATCACCAATAGACAGGTTGTGTTTCTCTATGAATCCGTGGACCCAATCGGTCATTAGGGCACCATATTCACCCATATATTCATCATTAGGAACTTCCATAGGCCAGATACGCTTCTCATATCCACGTTTCATAAGCTCGTTGTACAAGCTATCCTCACATTGAGGTGTCCCAAGGTACGTTACCTTACCGCCTGGTTTTAGAATAGCGTCAAATTCTTTAACACGTTCTGCAAGCTTAAGGCGCATTGTTACGGTGTCGGAGTTGTTAGGAACTTCCACGTCATCCGCAATAATTTCATCAGCACGACCACCAGTCATCTGTCCCATGATACCCACAGAGCGCACAGAAGGCGCGTGAGAGGCTCCAGCGGGGCCAACGTCAAATGCTACCATAGAATCTCTTTGGCCGTCACGGGGCTTCAGATGCTCTAATAGAGGCACTTCAGTAATCAGGCGTTTGGTAAAGGTAGTAAATGCGTCTGAGCGATCCTTAGATGCTGAGACAACCATGATGTTCACTTGAGGGTCATTATAGAGTCTCCATAGTACATAGGCAGACGTAATCCATGACTTACCAATACCCCGAAAGGCAGTAATAGTCTTACGTCTGGGCCCATACTGTAGATAATCTGCAATGTCATATTGAACTGGGGTAGGGTCAGGGAGGTTCAAATGATCCCAAATGATCCATAGGAAGTTCTTAAATGATTTAATCTCTTGCGTCATAGTTGTCTCCTCAATTATGTTAGGCAGTAGCAGCTTTAAGTTTAGCGAGTTTGTCTTCTAAATCAACAGATAAAGCGTCAAACTTTTCTTCAGCTTTACGGGCTTTGTCTATTGCTCTATCAGCATCTCTGATAGAAGCTTCCGCTAATTTCTCGCGTAATAAAAGTTCTTCTTCTTTACCTTTTGAAAAGTTAGAAAATTCAGCAGACATATCTTTCAATTCTTTAAGGGAGGCTGTAACTTTGATTAGATCTTCAGCAACTGCTTCTTTGTCGGCAGCAGCACGAGCAGCATTAAGTTCAGCGTCTTTGTGGAAAGTACGAGCATCTTTTAAGATAACGTTGTTCTCTACACGCAAAGCATCTACTTCTTTGAGTTTAGCAGCAGCACCGTCTTCAAATACTTTTAATACTTTCTTATCTTGTAGCTTGGTTAGTACGTCAGCCATCTTGGTCAACATTGTGATAACTTTGATGTCATCGTTTGTAATATTAGTCATTTATTTAATTCCTTATTGTTTCTAAAGTGTAGGATGTTCGAGCGTCCAGATGTGGGTTAAATAGGCGTACCTGGTGGCTGTGATGGTACCCACAGGTTTCATATATAAAGCTAGTTCAGAATCTTCATCTACTGTGTGATCTATGCTAAACACACGTCTGTAGATGTCTGTAATAGCGCCGCTAGTGAACGCTTCGTGCTCAGGGTCAGCGGGGTCTATCCATGTGTCATCCAATAAAATTAAGTTACTATCCTCTGCATCGTCATCATAACCACCTAACCAACGGGCGGGTTCTGGTGTTTTTAAGTCTGCAACAAATTGTAAGTCAGTAATTTCCGCGCTGCTATTTACTCTATTGATAATTGTTAAATCTTTTACAACAGTACCTGCGGGGACGAAGAGTCCTAAGTGCTCGTATTCGATGATGGGATTCGAACCTATTCCCGCGCTTTCTGTAGCATTATAATGATTAGGGCCATACAGATCGTCATAACATGTGATCCAACGGTTATCAGTAAATAAAGACCATCTGTTATAATGTTGAACTAACTGTGTTGTATGTGTAGCTGCTTGGCTACCTGTTGGTTTTTTCCAAATAGGCATCTTAAGCCTCCACTACTATTACTGTTGCTGAACCATCCCCAATAACACTAATAGCGTCTGTAGGTACTATGTAAGGCTCATAAGCTTCTAAAGAAGCCAAATAAATACCTTCACCGTCTACTGCAGTTCCTGAGAAATTCAGAAATATTGTACCAACTCCTAAGTTCTGAATTAGAAGATAGGTTCTATTAGAGTTTAGGGGTAATAGAGTAGAAGCCACCGTTGTTACGTCTACTTTAGTCTGGTGGAATGCTACGTTCTTAGGCATGGTAACTCCTATTGTTGGGTGTGAATGTCGTCTTCATTAAAAGGCACCCTGTCTAGGATACTTTGTATCTTTGGATTCAATGCGCCATCACAATTAATATTATTATCTGACAGGAACTGTAAGAGTGTCTTACGGTCTGCAGGTGTCATGGTGTCATCCTTGAGCATCTTAGCGAAGTCATCAGCTAAAGCGTCAAATAAGTTAATTAGTTTTGTAGGATCTGCTGTCATGTTATATCTTTCTATGAAGGTCTTTCTACTACCGTTATAATACTCGCAGGGTCTATTTGGAGTTCTCTAGGAACATATTGGGTTCCATTAAAGGTTACTTCTGACATTTATTTTCCTTTTAATTTCCTTGTTTGGTCTCTCATTACTTTGTAATCTTTAAAATATTCACAAAGGAGAGGTTCACGTTTACAGGTAACTACGAGGTAGTCAGCCATCTTGGTATTGTCTTCTTGGGAGTACTCAATGACATCTGGGAGTGCTCTAGAACGTCCCGTTGTACAGGCTGTCAAAAAGCTCATCGTTACTAGGACGATTATTACGTATTTCATTGAGTTCCTCCTGGTCTTTCATTGTTACTCTTAGGTCTTTAACCTCTATCGCTCTAGAGACATCTAAACGTCCCTTAGCATAGAAGTACCCAATGATCCCTAGGGCCGAAACGACCAATAGGATCTGGGGTAAATATCTTAATAATAGTGCTGGCATTATTTTACTCCTTGTAAACAAACCTTATGCCACTTTAGTCTACGCTTCCAAACACCATAACAGTTGTTCTTACGGATCGTACAGTTACGCCCTCCAGCATACTTATATTTTAAAATAGCATCACAGGCTTTCTTAGGTTCCCCTGAGTTTAGGTGTCTAATCATAGATGATTTACTAACGCCATACACGCCAATGTTATAACTCATATCCGTCATTGCAGCGTGGATCTCTGGGGTAACAATAGATTTAGCAGTGTCGTTGTATAAAGCAACAGTGCGAGAACTATAAGATTGGTATTGAACTTTATAGAGCTCCATACATTCTTCCATAGTATAAGTCTTACCAGGAATGATTTTCTTTGTCTCGCCTACACAGACTGTCTTCACACCAACAGAATCATAGTAGGCATTCAAGCGAACGCCCTCGTCTTCTTTAGTGAGGTTTAATCCCGTAGCTGTGGCAAGCGTCATAAAGACAGCAGTACCCAACGCAAGGAGCGTCTTAGGTTTCTTCATACAATTAAACATTACTTATCCTCTTTTTCTTTTCGGTCATTACGGGCCCAAAAGTGTTTCTCTAGGAGAACAAAAGCTTGGATACCAATATAGACTAAGGTAGCAATGCACACCCATTGGTTTAGGGTTACAGCAGATAAAGAAGCTCCCGCAACTGCAACAGTACCCTTGATACTTTCAATTTTTAATTCCATTCTATTACTTCCCATTCTACACCAACCCAACCAGGAACAGATAGATTATACAAGCTAATCCAAGTCCCCAGCCACTTGACTGTTCTTTCCACATATTAGGGTCGCCTGGTAATCTACCTTTAGCATGGGAACCCAATTCGTGTCCTAATGGAAACGTAATGATACCAATACCACCAATAGGTAGCGTAATGATGAAGCCTTTAGTAGCAGCCCACACCCACGAATAACCTTCGTCTCCGAGTTTATATCCAAGCAATCCCGCCATGAAATCGTTAAGACCCTTTAAGGTAGACTTACGATCTGTGTCAGGGTTTGCGTATCCTGTCCATCTTAGGTAAGCCCAAGTTGCAGACTGTTGTCCAGCGTAAACGATAATCGTTGGTACGGGGAACATTAACAAACTCCACAAGGGGTTTATACCTAATAATGTGCAATATCCAAAACACCCAACGAAACCAATAGTTAAGCTTAGGATAGCCTCAGGAACTTCTGAGAACCAGTCTTTAATGTCTTGCCAATTCTTTGACCAAGGGAAGGAGGCTCCTGCCTCTGCTGACCAGTAACCCATCCATAGTATTGTGATTAAATATAACATTATATTCCTTTATTTGTAGTAGGTGATATTAGCAGTACCACCGTTATATGAGTTAGCACCGCCAGCACTTGTAAGACGTACTGTTGTTAGCTCACCACTTAATGATTTACTACCACCACCATAGATGGCACCAGAAGCTCCCTCACGCCCAAAGGAGTAAGAGGCACTCCAAGTATTTGTTGCGCTATCTAAGAGTACAAGTGTCATCACTCCATGTATAATTAAACCACTTGTACCTGCCGTATTAACTACAAAACCATTTGTTGCTGTGAGTGTGTTAACGCCTGTAGAAGTTAAGGTTGAGGTGGACACATAACTACTTGTTTCAACACCACCACTGTCCCCTAGTTGCACAAGGATATCGTCCGTACTGTTAAGACGAACACTACTGAAACAAACTTTTATTTCTTTAATCCCAGAAGGTAAACTACCAAAATCAATTGTGGTACCTGAGGTCGTTGCAACAGCCGTTGCTGATAAAGCTTTAGCCTCCACAACTTCGTTATCAACATAAAACTTAACTTGGTTTGCAGCAGGAACTCTAGAGTTTAATCCTGAAGACATTTGAGATGCGGTGGCTAATGTAACGACACCCGCTTGGTTAGTTGTAGCATCACCAATTATAGCCGCCACTTCCGTTCCGCTGAGATCTTCAGGGTCTCCTGTACCTGCGGTTACTCTCCCCTTGATAGTATTAACAGCCATATCTTGTAACTTAGCGTTAGACACAGAATTATCTGTTAGCTGTAGATCTAGTATTAACCAGCTTGTTGTATCCGCATCATATATACGCAGGTTTGCCGCGACAGTGTTATAGTATAAATCACCTGAATTTAAAGCGTCTCCATCATTATCTACAGTTGGGTCAGAAGCTTTTGCACCTAAATAGGCATCGTCAAAATCATCGTAAATAGCTTGAACTAATGCAAGCGTGGAAGCTGTTTGTGCCTCTGATAGGGCAGCATTAGAAGCCGAAGTTGCCGCAGCAGTAGCTGATAGTTCTGCATCAATAGCATCTTGAGCTGTATTAACAACAGCATCAAAAGACTCCTGAGCAATAAAGAGAAGCTGGAGGTCCGAGGTGTTCAGATCCCCAGCAGAAAGATTGGCTGCATTCTGCCACACGACTTCACGAGTATCTCTAGGAGTACTTCGAGAGATCCTACCAGTAGCCCCGTTAACTGGTGCCACCGCAAATTCTGCTTGGCCCACTGTAGGGAATGTGATAGGAGTTGCCACACTATCCACTAACGCTGTAACGTGAGTGTTGTCTAGGTAGTCGAATGGAATACTGAAGATGGTTGTTACACCATCTCCAACAATATTAACGAATGAATCAGCCATTTATTTTATCTTTCTTTGTATTTCTCTTTAATGTTTTTGTATTGCTCATTAGCTTTACGCGTCAGCTTAGTTACTTCTGCATCCATCTTAACAAGTTTATTTAGTTTGGCCTCGTTAGATAACCTTTTACTATCCTTAACTTCGTTGATGTCTTTGTTCATTTCTCTTAGCTTCTTATAGGCTTTGTTCAAGTCTTTACGACCTTCTAACTCACCCTTAAACCGTCTAGAGAAATCTCTAAACTCATCACGATTACCTTCACGCTCATCTAAAGAACCTGCAGCTTGATTAGCTTCCTCAAGATTAGTGTAGAAGTTTGATAAAGAACGGCTTCGAGAACCTGTAGGTGCTGGGTCTGTAAAAGCCCTAACCACAGGTATGTCATCCACTGTTCTTAAAGGTTCCACAATATCTTCCCCCCTTAGTTTCTTATAACTACGTAATAACTTATCAGTAGCAGGCAAGAGATAATCTTTACCTGAACCACCCAGCAAGGAACTAACAGTGTAGTCTAACTTAGCAGGAGATACATTAAAGAAGTCACCGATTTCTTGCGATGTCTGAGAAGTCCTACGCCCTTTACGGTCACGTGCTTGAACACCTGTTAACCCTTCTTGATGATCCTGTACAATTGAGGAGTCGAAAAAGAAACTATGGTTTGACGTTAGTTCTGCAAATAACTTTAAAGGTACAGGGAAGACAGCCGCAGGATCCGTAATAGGACTTGTAGCTCCAACAATACCACCTAATGTAGACTTCCAAAATTGTTTTATTTCTGCGTCTTCATTATTACTAAAAGATTCAATCATCATTCTTTCAACTAAAGACCCGAACAAGTATCCAGTAGTAAAAGGTTTTGGATACATTATAGGTCTTCCTGTGTCTGTGAATCCTACAGGCCACGCAAGGTCTCTCTGGTAATCATTCATCTCTAAATAGTGTTGACGAGTTTCCTCATCGGCACCGTATAAGAAATAACCTGTCAAGAGAACTTGAGGAACAGTAATAGTAGCTGCAGCCCAGAAACTAGCAGTAGCTGGGTCATCTCTAAATACTCTAAAAGTCTTATCAATACCTTGTAAAGAAGCGTTAAAGAAAGGTATGTATCTGTTTAAGAACCTACCAGCACTTCCACCTCTTTGGAAATCCAAAGTAATATCACGTGCTTGTAACGCAGCTTCAATACCATCCATACCGTCTTTACGAAGTTTCTTATAAATAGCTAATCGTGGAGCCATCTCTAAGGTCTCATTGATCTTATTCATAGCAGTTAAGGGAAAAGCATACTTAGCAAACTCCAAGGCTTTCTCTTTAGGGTTTTGAGCCCCTAAGATTTCTTTATAAGCCTTTTCAGTTTTGTTAGCGTGTTTCTTAGCGGCAGCTTTCGCTGCTACTTCGGACACACCAGGTATCCTATAACTAGCTACAGAATCCAATAGAGATCCTTTAGTGGATTTAGTTAAGTCACTGCCAAGAGCTTGAGTTACCGAATGGAAACCCCCACCGTCTCTGTGAAACTGTTCGACCAAAGCGGGGTCGTACACTTGCGCTGCGACACCGTCCAATATATTTAAAGGGTTTATTTTACCTTTGGAATGTATTGTTGCTGAGTGAGCATCTCGTAAGAAGTTTCTAATAGCAAACTCAGGCGTAGCTGTTGCTCCTGTTCTAAGGAGACCTGCAGTGCCTTTAAAGAAAGCGTCTAGAGTTTTAGTGACAACATTAGCTGGTACAAACCTATCTAAGTTTTTCATAGCTTCCTGTAAAGGCTTATCTATTTCTAACCATTTAAGCTTACCGTTCTCCCAATAAGGAGTTTGTTTCCTTGCTGTGAAAGGTCCAGGAGTGCCTGTTACTTTCTTCACACGGTCAGGTAAGTATTCAGCCACTTGAGCCATCTGCTGTCCGACTTTGGCAGTTTCAGTTAACTTAATAACATCGCTAACATACGTCATGATGTTTAAGTTCATGTCCTCAACTTCCCTGTCAGAACCTCGGCGTTTCTTTAGGACAGGCCCTGTGTTTTTAATATCAGAGAATTGATCTAAAGTCATACCAGTAGCGCTATGTACCTCAGCTTCCATCACACGTCTTAGTGTGGCAAAGTTAGGGCGTTCGGCTACTTTAGCGTCATAGAACTCCTGAGAGACAACACCAGCATCCACAAGGTTTATAAAGACCCTCTGTAGAAACTCTGTGCTCTCCTTAGCGTTCTCGCTAATATGTGTGTAGGCGCCTTCGTATTTAGCTTCAAGACGTTCTATAGTTGCTTCAGCGTTAGCTTGGGCTTCTGGGGAAGTAATATACCCAGGGTCTTTAGGCCGTTTCATCCCTAACCTCTTTAATGCATTATTCACATCTTTGTGAGTACTTTCAAATAATCTTCCGTCTTTGGATGCTTCACTTAACGTTTTGTAGGCACTGTTTATAGAAGATAATCGGTTTGAGTCTCTTTTTGTAGACGTGCCCGATACGTTAACTAATTTTAAAGCGGAATTTCTACCTTCTTTTAATTGTACGTCTAAATCTATTCTCTTGTCTTTATCCAAACTTACATCGTCAGATACTGATAAAGCTATTCTATAATCATTAAAATCTTGAGCACGAGCTTTTCTATTAGGTTCAATGTCTAATGTATTCCCATCCCAACTATTTAAAACTTCCCTATAACCTGCACCAGTACGTTCTACTTGTCCTGTCTCAGCATTAGTACGAGTTGTTCCTGTCATAAGATTAGATTGGACTAACATACCATTAGCTCTTAAACGTCTAACTGTGTTAGCTAGGTTTAAAGCGGAAGGTTGTACATTCCCTGCTTTAACAGATTCAGCGCTAAGCTTCTCTAGGGCATGTACATCATTAAACACTTGGGCGTATATTGTATCGCCCGCCTCTTTTAGATCGCGGTGGATTAAACTCCAAGAGCTTTCTGTGTAGTCTACATTGGGACCCTCTAAAGACAATTCTCTTGAAGAAGAATCCACAACTGTCAGAGCGCCTTTCATAAGAGCTTCTAGTTCAGGGTCGTGTCTAGGTGCCATAGATTCTTCAATCATAGCTTCTTGTTCAGCAACAGTCATGTTATTAACAGCATCAATAGATTCTTGACTACCACCGAGGAGGCCCTTAGTTATGTTGTAAGAAGCGCTAGAACCTCTTAAGATACCAACAACACCCGCTTCGATCAATACGTCATCCTTAGAAGGTGTAATAACGTCTAAGTAGTTCCCCATGTCTACCTCATCAGTCGCAACGAGGTCTAGGGTACCGCTGAGGATTTGAGACACACGTTCTTCTCCTAACTCAGAGAGGACACTGGTCCAACCAGATTTAGTGAATATTTCACCTACAGTTGCTCCAGGCTTAACTTTCTTGTAAGCAGTAACAATAGCGCGTCTCGTGTCCACAGGAACTTTCTTAAGGCCTCCCATGAAGGCTGACTTGAGGACTGGTTTTACAGTCTCGTTTAAAAGGGGTCCCGTAAATTTTGTAACAGGCTTTACTACAAAAGAAGCCGCCTTGTCTATAGCGGGTCCTGACAACTCTGAGCCCACTTGAATAGTGTGGTGACCAAAAGCCATTAGAGCCGTTTTAGCGGGACTCTCGACAGCTTCGTTCATCAATAACTCACCTTTGTCAGTTATTTGGATTGATTGGTTTACTCTACGTTCTCCTACGGTTCCTGCGAGTCTACCCAACATTGCAGGGTTAGCTGAGGTTTTCAAAACGGTCTTTGAGATTTCTTTGGTCAATGCAGTTTTAGCTTTCTTTTTTAGACCGACTTTGGCTAAAGCGCCTACACCCCCAGTAGCAAACATCTCCACCATGAAAGCAGGTGTCTGCATTAACCCATGAGCTATAGAGCCCCCTAGAGTCATCGAACGGTTAGCGATCTCAACTCTTTCCGAAATGAACTGCTTCATAAGTTTCTGTTGTTGAGCGTTCAACGGTTGCTTGTTTTTAAAATTATCCGCTGCCTTTAAGAGAACAGCAGACTCCGCTGCTTGTCGAAAACCCCCCATAGGGATAGTGTCCTCGAAATCTAGGAATCCCATTTGATCCCAAATACCAATAGGACCTTTATCTGTCATAGCCTTTAGTTCATCTTCAGAAAAGAAAGCTTTACCTATTTGGGTCCACTGGTCTGCTTCATTCTCAATTTCAGCTTTGGCTTCAACAGGTAAGGTATCTAAAGGTTGCCCCCCAAGAGCTTCTTTATTAATCTCTTGAGGAGTTTTTATAGGAGGTAAATCAGCTTCGTCTAGTTGAAAGTCTACTAAAGAAGGATGGAGAGTTTCCTTGGTGTCCACAGGGACAGGCTCCAAGTCACTCTCATCGAGTTGGAAGTTATCCATTATACTACGTAAGCTTACTTCCTCTGTATTATCTACAGGGGTAACACTCTCTTCAATGTTATTATCAACTTCCATATCTCTTCTTTCTTTATGTTAGATTTTCAATTCTAGTTACCAGACGTTTACTACGTTCTCCGACCTGATCGAACCACAACGAGTCGCGCATAGATTCTACCATTAGGGCGTAGTCTTCATTCTTTACAGCTTCTTTTAGACGTGTAAATTTATTTAACTTTGTCCGTCCTAAGTTAAAAGCCATGTTCTGTAATACAGAAGCAACTTCAGGATTCTTAACTTCACCAAAGATAGCCGAAACGTCCTCTTTAGCTTCCTTAAGATCTATAGTTTTCCATTTATCAACAACCTCTTTTGGTATAGGAGTTCCTTCAGGATACTTAAGTTTCTCTGCGTCAGTCATAAGATGTCCATGACCTCCCGTAAGATGTCCTTCAGTGTCCTTATAAGAGACGTGATTACCTTCAGCGTCTTTCTGAACACCTTCGTCAATCAGTATCTGCTTTTCTTCAGAACCTTCTAGACCCCCTTCAAGCCTCTTACTTAAGCCTCTTTTAATATCAGAGACAGTAACTTCTCTTCCAAGACGTGAGGATTCGGCACGAGCCATAGCTTTAAGGTCACTATCACTAATTGCTTCTTTCTGCATGTAGACAGACAAAGTATCAGATCCTTCCTGTTCTTGTAGGAATCTAGAAGACTTGTTTATCTGTTCATCTTTATATTTAGTGATAACCTCTTGAGCACGTTGAAGGTAAGCGTCCTTGACATCAAACCTTTCCCCTTTATCTTCTGCAGCTTTTTGTTGGGCTCGGATATCTTCGGATTCAAAGAAAAGTTTCTTAATGACTTCTCCTCGATTCTGAGGGGCGATGTTTGTTTCGATGTAAGTAGAAGTGGCGCTGTCAAAAGATTTACCAATCTCTGCTAGAGCAGTAGCTTCTTTTGCGTTAGTTAAGCTATTAATTTGGTTCAGCAGTTTAGAGCCGTCTGTCCCCAATAACCCATCAGTGTCAGCCTTCATAACCTCTAAACGGATATTTCTGATACCACGGAGATAATCGTTATTCTCTTCTTCTCCAGTTAAGGCTTCTGCGGTAGCTGCAAGGTTGTGTGTCTTCTGTAGTAAGGAAGCGTATAAAGCATTATCTACTTTGTTCCCTGCTTTATTATTAGCAACGAGTTTCCTTTTAACCTCTACATAGAAATCCTTATTGATTTCAAAAGAACCCATTGCGTTCTCTAGCTGTAGAATCTTCTGAGTATTGGTTAATTCTTCATTACCTAGAACGTCATCAAAGAAGGTGTTCTCATTAGCTATCTTAGCCGCATCAGACACTCTATTCTGAACCTTGGTATCTTCTAATCGCGCAGCTTTGATAGCCTCGCGGGTATCCACTACACGCTTCATTAATCTAGTGGCTTCTTCAGTAGTCTCAGAGTTTTCTACCAGAGACTTTGCTGGACCACGTTGGAAGTTTAATACTTCCTCGGCCTTATCTACACGTCCCTGTGCTAACATAGCTTTAACAGATTCCAATACCAACCCATTAGTTTGAGTAGCCTTGGCACCATAGTTGTCAGCAGCTTGCTTCATGTTTGTAAAAGCCTCGGCAGTTTTACCATCCAACACATCATTATAGAATGACTTCGTTAAGGCAATGTTACGTCCCTTGATCTTCTCAGTCACTAGATACTTATTGTGTGTCGCTCTGAAGTCAGAAAACTTCTCTTTGAGCTTCGCATTGTAGCCAGCAGCCTCATGTGGATCTTCAAATTCACGCTGGTTCTTTTCTAAGAAATACTTAGCGGCATCCTCAGGAGTTCCTAAGGTGCCTTTGACTTCTTCATAATCAGCAATGTTGTCACGGTATGTGTCAGAGAACAGGTTTCCACCAGCGAGTTTATTATCAGTGGCACGTTGAATATCAACTTCTACTTGTTCCAGGTTGTCCTTACGACCTTGTTCTTGAATATTCTCAAGGATCTGTGAACCACCCTGTAGGGCACTAGCCAATCGGCTGGCACTATTATCTTTAACAGCTCTACGTCCTTGGACAAAAGTATTAACTTGTCTAGCAGCAGGTGCCAGATTAACTTTTTGTAAGTCAGGTGTATTTTGTCTAGGCATATTTTAATCCTCTAAAAGCTTGTTGGTTTCTTAGGCGGGGCAGACGTAGCGGGATTGAAAGTAGAACCACTACTAATATTTCCGCTTTGATAAGCTCCGAAAGCATTCGCTCCTGTGTTTAAGGCAATCCCTAAGTAATCAGGAGATTCCACAGCAGGTAACTGGTTGATTTGGGATTCGGTTGTGATACCAATACCGTCAACCTCTAATTGTCTTTGACGTTGTTTGAAGTCTAAGTTCTCTGCAATGTCGAACGAGTTCTCATTACCTTGGAAGTTTAGGTCATTCAATAGGGCATCCACGGATAACCCAGCGACACCAGATTCACCAGCAGATACACGAGCCCTAGCAACGGCCGCATTCTCCTGTCGTTGTTGATCAAACTGAGCTTCTGTTGCTCTCTTAGTATCTTCGTCTTCTTGATTTTGTAATGATTGAATTTGTAAAGCTTGGTTACGAACAATTAAACCTTGGCTTGCTGCGTTAGCTTTGGATTGAGCACTAGCTGCTTTAGCGGCACCCACGGCTGTTGAGACACCCTGTGCAACTGCAAGTCCGATCAATACGGTGGAAGTAGCAATAGCCATCTATAACCCCCTAGCAAACCCACACAGGTTCTCGTCTGTTTTGTTAAATTCTTTTTCTTCTAATCTTTTCTTAAGAGAGGTACTGTTAACCGCAGACATAGCCACGGATCCACCCAACTCTTTAGCTTGTTTGCAAGCCTCATCAATCATAAAGTTTAATGCTTTATCACGGATGTCCCTATCAAACTGTTTATCAGAGATATAGTTCTCTAACCAGAAGATAGGAGTTTGTGTCATATAAATAAATACAGCACACACGTCTTCACCATTATAGGTTACTCTCACACCCTGCTCAGGAAGAAAGGCTTTAGGGAATCCACCCCAGCCCCAGTCTTTCCACCAGGATTTATATGTGCTGTATTTTTCTGTTAAGTTAATTGGTTCTGCTTTAAACATTTATTGTCCTTTATCTAACGACTGAGTGAAAGAAGCCCTCCCATTCAGCAGCAGTAATAGCGAACGGTAAATAAGAAGAACTCTTAATTTTAATCTTTGTAGTATCACCCTGAGATGAGATAGGTACTGAATAGACACCTGTAGAAGGAATAGCCTGTCCAATAGTAGACTGTACGGAACCGATAGGAGCGTTGAACTTACGAGTTCGTGTATCACGAGATTTAGGTGTGACATCAACTTCAAAGTAGGACGTATCTGCATAAGAGAATTTCATCTTACTAATCTTTAAGACACCACCAAGTCTGGCAATAGATCCACCGCCAGCAGAGCTCTGTCGTACGAATAGAGGGCTTAGTTCCATCTCACGGTAAGCTTCGATACCAATGAAACAAGAGGACTCTGATAGGTCCCCTAGAACCTCTACGGTGTCCGCAGTGTTCTGTTCAGTACCTAAGACAGCCAAGCCTTTATTTGTAGTAAACCCATCGTCTCTCACGACAACCACAGTGTCTGCAGTATCAAAAGGGAGGGTCCAAGTTGTGCGCCCTGTACCAGCATCAAAGACACCAGTAAGTTCCAATCTTCGATCTAATCTAACTTGATAAGGTAAGTCACCATCATAGTTACGAGTAGCCATGTCTAATGTTTCAGCAAACACTTCACCTTCACGTTCAATGATTAAGTTTACAACATTATCAATGAGGTCCATATTAAGGATCTTAGTGTCAGCTCCCATGTCCCACTTGTGCCAAGCACTTTGTAGTTTACTTAGACCACCACTACTAGACGATCCCCAGTACCACTGGTAGACGTAAATAATATTTGGTGTGTCTGTAGATAACGACAAGAGGAAATCTTCGTTTGAACTAGCAACAACCTTAAAGACATTCTTAGGGACATACCTTGGGACGTGTTTAGTAATATCAGAGGCATCATTCTGGGACGTATCAGTGTCCACAAAATACTCTCGATATCCAGTGAAGTTAGTTCTCTCAAAAGGGAAGTAAATATTCTTACCAGCTAACACAGGACGCGCCTTAGGGCTTGTCGCAAAGTTAGTTGTTGGTTTAATCTCTACAGTGTCAGGTGTAAGCAAGTCTGCATCACCCATAGTAAACTGAAGGTTCTTTGAGAACAAGATCAATTTGTTATCAAAGGGAACAGCAAAGAGGAGGTTAGTTACCTCTCGGATATTCGCAGAGACATCAATAGGATCGCTTTCGAGTAACTGGGTTACAGTGGTTCTAAAGAAGTTAAAGTAGTTGTCTGCACCTTGTTCGGATAGAATAACATTGTCAGAAGATAAGAAAGCAAACCTATCACGATATAGGAACATATCATTAATTGTGTTACCCAAGAATGAATTAAATGGATTAGAGAAGTCACTACCGACTACACGGGATACCCAAGGGACAACCTGTAGTTCAAAAGAGGTGGGACCTGTTCTCACGAGCTGGTGAGGCATTGTAGAAGCGTCATAAGCATCAGAGGTAACAGTAGGGTCTGCAGTTTCTTCCCAAGTATCAGCATCGTTATCAGACTCATTAGCAGTCTTGATAACAAAGTAACTGTCAAAGGCATCGTTCTCGTCACCTTGGATCTCGTAAACAGTCCCCACGGCAGCAGAGGTTGCATCTGCGATATCCTTTAGGCTGGAGAATCGTTGCGCTGTCCCATCAATAGTACCAGCAGTAATTGTGTTCTGTGTTACAGTAACAGTCTTATTCAAAATGAATGTGAAGTCTTTAATAGTGATAGCTTCAAAGTCTGTCTTAGGATCTGTGGACGCTAAGTAACCAACGCCAGCAGGATAAGTAACTGTTTGAGCAACACCATCCATATCATAGACAGCAATAGCCCCGCCTGAGATAACAACATTAAACTGTTCGGTATCTGTACGATCAATCGTGTGGTGATATACGTTACCCAAAGGAGACGCAGAGATCTTACCACGGTGAACTGTAGGAGCTCTAGGGAGGATACCATCAGCAATAGAGGAGAACAAGTTCAGTTGTGTTTCAACTTGGGATGTCCTACGAAGATTTGGGGCTTGTTGTGATACACCATTAAAAAAAGAGGGTATTGTTTCGTGTGTAAGCGGCATATTTAGCTCCCTGAAAAGTGTGTCCTATTTAATATACGTCTAACTGACAACGAATCTCTGAGCATGTTATGGTCTCTCGTATCAGACTCTTCATCAATCATATCAAAGTAGGCATCTTGTTCATCACTCTGGTCAAACTGAGAGAGCTCTGAAGATCCTAATAATTTCTGTTGGAACTTACGAGTCGCTTGGACAGCTATAAACCACCTAGCGTTTTCTGGTAGTTCCTCGTATGGTAAGTTCAGGACTATTTCTACAGTCACTGGAACGCCTATGTTAAAAGTGTTAGTTTCGCGGTTATACAATTTAGACCCACGTTGCACGAGATCTAAATGACACGACTTGCCCATCGTATCAACACTTAAGGTTGTCTTAGGCAGTATAATGTTTCCATCGGTATCTGGAGTAATCACATAGTTAACTAATGTGTTCCAGTGCCAACCTTTCTTCTGTATGGAGCGGGAAATACGATCAAGCATTACGGACGCTAAGTCAGCTTCCTGCAATCCACTGCCATCAACAGAGTTCACTGGCGCTTCCATGATACCCTCAAGTAACATATTGACAGCTTCTAGTTTAGTCGTTGGATTTAATGACATGATATTTCCTTTAAACAATTTTAAGATAGGCCCCACCCCGAAGGGTGAGACCATGTTTATCTAGGTGGAGGAGAACACCTAAATTAGTTTAGGCTGTTTTAATTTCAACAGCTTCTTCAGGACGGTTTACACCAGTACCCAAGTACATCTTAGAAACCAAGTGAGTACCTTGCTTCTCTGTCTTGTAGTCCATCTCAGTAGAGATACCCATAAGTTTAACGGTACGGGCAGCACCAGGACGGGCAATAACAGCAGCAGTTGTACTAAAGTTGCCGCGGTATTTCGCAGGGATTCCAGCAAGACCACTGTCATCAGCAGTAGGTAGGTTAACAGTCTTCTGAATACCAATGTCAGCAACTTTGTGTACTAGACCAGTGCTGTAAGAACCAGAACCATCCCAGTCACGATTAATGACATCAGTTGTTTGTGCAAGTAAGTAGTACTGTGCAGGGCGTACAAATGCTGTACGATCACCTTGTGGTACATACTTCTCATCTAAGTTTTGAGCAGCAGTAAAGATACTCGCAGCTAGAGAGGCACCGTTTGTTTTAGCATCAGCATCAACAATTTCAGTTCCGCCTTCTTGACCAGTAATAGTGGCACCAGTACGCGCAGCCAATACCAATGTACGAAGTACGTTAGCATCAAACATATTCGCTAGGGCTTCACCTTGCTGACGAGTGAACTCTTGACGTTTAGAAACGTGATCACGAAGTTCATCAATCTGACGAATAACAACATCGTGGTAAAGCAAGTCATCCAGAGTAATGTTAACTTCATTACTAGAAATGTTCTCACCTTCAAGTTCAGTAACACCATCCCAGTAAACAGCGTTCGCACGTCCAATAACAGGGAATTGGAAAGACTTACCAGAAGATTCAGATTGAACCAAGTGGTATTTTTCCATGATGTTTGCGGCATTGTAGGATGCCATAGTTTCGCCACCGTACATCTTCAAGAAGAGTGCATCGTCAGCTCCTGCGCCATTAGCTTGACCAGGTAAGTTATATGTAGTAGCCATATTTTAGTTTTCCTTTAGTTGAGTTTAAGTTTAGGTTATTTGTCCTTTACTTAGTAACTCATGTATCTATCACGGTAGTCCTGACGTATCAGGGTCGTATTGTCTTCATGATATACATTTAGTAGTTAGACTTAGATAGTTCCCGCAGCATAAGAGCGTTCAGCTTTTGCTGTAACGTCATTACGATAATCAGGATCTGTCCAATAGCGTGTGTCTTCCATTGCTTTAGTCATAGCGTGAGAAGACTTGAATACGTCAGCAGACGCATTGTTAGCATTCTGACCTTTCACCAAGTTTGGTGTAGAGCCATTAGCTTCTACGTATTGTGCATACACACCTTGTAGAGCTAGTTTAGCTTGTGCTTGAGTACCACTAGCGGCCTCATTGTAAGCTGTAATTTCTTCAGCAGATAAGTTTTCTCCAGCCCACTCCATAACGGAAGGGATGTTTTCTTGACCACCTACGATAGCTCCTAGAGCAACCGTCTGTGCATCGTTACGAGCAACTTGACCTGCAATGTAGTCGTCAACAACTTGCTTAGGGAAACCTTTAGTTTCCAAGTCAGCATAGGTTTTCTCTGAGAGACCACCAGTTGTTTCATATTCTGTTGAGAGGGCAGGAAAGTCAACGCCAGCTTTGATAGCTTCTTCTTTAACTTTATCTACAGGCTCGTCATCATTAGCTTCTTCAATCTTAGCTTCAGGCTTTTCTTCTTCCTTAGGCTTCTCTTCAGCTTCGCCTTGTTGATACTTAGTCAATTCAGCTTTAGTATCTGCAAGTGCTTTCTGTAATGATTCAACAGTCTGTCCGCCCTCAGGTGCACCTTCTTCTTTAGCTACAGGATTACCTTCGCCATCCACAATATTCTGGGGGGCTGTGTGTTCGTTTGTAGCTTCAGCAGGTGTTTGATTTACTTCGGTCATATTTATATCTCCTCTTTAATATTAACGGATAATGATCGTCCCAGTGATAGGGTCCATCTCAGCTTTCTTACCACGAGCCTTAGCGTTCTCTTGTACTTCTTTGAACATCTTAGCTTCAGCAGTTTCGTCAGCAACTTTCTCTTCAGGCTTTAACACTACAACAGGCTCTTCTGTTTTAGGTTTACGACCCGCTTCATCAGACGCAAGTGGTCCATCTTTAAGTTTCTTTTCGACAGGTTTAATGTCTTCTGGTTTTACTGTTTTCTTATTCTTCGGTTTGCGCTCCGTCATTAGCTTGTGCTCCTTTAATAGCTTCTTGGATAACCCCTGGACCAGCATCGGCTAGGAGTTGTTGTTGTTGTGCTTGTTGTTGATCTGCAGCTAACTCATCTGGGGTTTTCATTAGACCATCCATATCAATGAATAGGGCTGTACCAGCTCTCTCAAGGAATGTAGTTTTATTAATCTCAGGCGGGAGTTGTGCAGCTTGAACAGCAATTTGTGCATACTGTAGCATCTTATCTAAATCATCCGTTCTACCTAAAGCAGATAGACCTGTAATAATTGTAGGAGACACGGAACCCTTAGGAAGCTTTTGTAGCTTCTTAGATTTCTCTAGTCTCTTAGTAAAGATACTAATAAAGGGTAGTTGAAATTCTTGTGATTGAATTGTATAAACACCACCAAGGGTATCTTCTAATTCTCTCGCAAGGAATCTAATTTCTTCAGCAGTTACTCTCTCAGCATTACGCTGTACAGAACTATTAAGTAAGAAGGCTTTAGCCAACTCAGTCTCAACGTCTCTGTATGTCTCACGGACAACACTGAAGTCAGCTCGTTTCTCCGCTTGGATAACTGAGATATCATCAGCGTCCCCAGGTTTAACGTCACCGTTCTCAGCACTCGACACATCTTTAATACGTGTCTGTCCATTCTTTTTAACTAAGAATACAACTTTAGACATAGCAGCAGAACCCTCTGTAAGGTCTCTACGCAGTCCTTCAAGCGACACAAAGTCTCCAAAGTATTCTTCAACTAAACCACGACCATAATCTTCTCCATCAATTCTAGAGAAACGTAAAGGCAACCAAGGGTTATCATCTAATGGATAAGACCCTTGAGCAGACTTAATGTTTACTTCATTGATTTCCTGACGAACTGTCCAGTTCTTTGCGGTTCTCTTGATACGAGTGTAGATAGCCACTTCCTCAATAGGAGTTCCATCTTCATTCGGTGTCATATTAATTTTAGCTTCTTTAACAACCTCTTCATCAAGGGTTAAAGGACTAGCCATTTCTTTAGTGATAATCTCAAGGACATTCCCTGAGCTATCTCTGCGTACCGTATAGGAATCCAAACGATACACACGGATGTTATTGTCTTCACCTAAGTAGATGAGAGCATTACCCGAAGTGATTAACAGTTTGAGTGCTAGGAAAAATGGAGCACGAAATGGTGTACTCTCTAACTCAGCCATTGCGACTTTCTCACGATCCTTAAGACCACTTTCGATCTTAGTACGGAACTCTTTGTCAGTCTTTTCCATCTCTTGTACATCAGCTTCAATAGCAGTGTAACGGAAGAATGGACCATTAGTAGGAAACAGGGCAAGCAAAAGCTTAGACGCTAAGTTGTTAACAGCTCTCGCACCAAAACCTTGGAAGGGTGTATATAGACTACTTGAGTCCATGTGGCCTTCTTTAGGTAATAGGAAAGGGATTGTTAACTCGGCACACATTCGGCCTCGGTCTAAGAATTGATCACGCACTCTTTCCAGGCCCTTGTAGGACCCAGCAATCGTTTGGATATTCATGTGTTAACCTTTTGGTTTATTCGGGTACGTTCGCGCCTGATCCTGAAGTACCACCTGGTGTGATAAGGAATCTGTTAAGTCCTTTAGAAGGAGCTTTCTTTTCTAGGCGTTTCTTTTTAGAACCTGTGACTAGAACGTCTGGTTCTTTTTCCTCAATCTTGGCGACTGGGGCTGGTGTAGGAATCTTGGGAGATTTACCGCCACCTTTATAGTTTACTGGTTGTAGTTTTTTCATTTGATTTAATCTTTCTTAGGAAATACCCCACTCGCTCGTATCCTTTGCGCTCAAAGAATTTAAGCTTGCGTTCGGCTTCTATGCCATTTGCAATTCCCACGAAAGACTCATCAACGTCACGAGCTCTCGCCCACGTTTCATAATTTTGTAGCAACATAACCCCAGCTCTAGTGTTCCTATATTCAGGAAGTACATACACAACCTCTTGGCTGGACATGAAACCTCTACGGAATAAGTAAGGTTCTAGATTGGCTACCATGAAACCTGTAAGGTCTCCTTCGCCATTCTGGGATACAAAGATGTGAATAGAATCTTGTTGTAAAGTGTACTTAAAATAAAATCTCACAACGTCCTCTTCATAAGAAAGGTGTGAGATTGTTTCTAATACATTCTGTCTAGCAAGTTCTACAAAAGCATCTTCGTCTTCTGCTCTTATTGGTCTAACTGATACTGTCATTTTATTCCTCCTCATCTACTTCGAGAAGATACCCGATGTAGGAAATAATTTTTTGTTGTCCTTGTAGAAATCTTAGGTCATCTTTACTAATCTCCTTTGTGGGGAGAGTGTTAGGGAACCTCAATTTGAGTTCCTCGTGTAACCCTGTGATAGCTAATGCGGACTGTGTAGTTAATCTGAAGTCTTCTGACATGGGAATATACTCCTACTAATGTTAATTAAGGTTAAGTTCTTTTAGTTTCAATTACTTAGAAGTTAAATGACATTTGCTTGTCATCTACCTCTTCAGACTGTTTAAGCACAAAGCTTAACCTAGCCAGGGCGTTCCACGCTAAGTGGGCTGCATGTAGTTGTTGACTTTCAGGATCAAATTTTTCCCCCATTTTTTCAGCCATATAATGACGAAGCATAGCACTGGTGTATCTATCTATACCGTGTGGTACTTCTTTCCATCCATCCCTTGTGTACTTATTGGCACCAAAGGTGCCTACTGCTCCTACTTCTAATAATGCGTCAGCGAAGCCCCCTAGGACTAAATCTAGATCTGGCTTCCCTCCGTCAAACTTTGCTCCTTTAGCTACCATTTTCTGTGGGCTCCCATAATTTAATTTTGTTATTTGGATAATCTTCATATTGTAGTATCTTTGCAATCCTGGCTTGTACTAGAGCTTCCTTCTCAGTCAACCCTGCCTTCTCAAAACGAGAGACAATAGCTTCCCATACCGTACAAGGTTCACCCTGTTGCCATCTAGTTTCCACTTCACCCTTCCTAGGTCCACGTTTAAATTCATGTTCATAAGACTCACATAGAGTAGGGTTGTTTAGAATATCTACGGCGGCCTTTGGACCTACACCAGGACATCCCTTGTAACCGTCTACCGTATCTCCAGTCAAAGTTTGCATGAAATGTAAATGCTGTCCATCTCGTTCTGAAGCTTTAGAGGTTGTGTTGTCTACGAAGTTATAGACATCCACAGGTATCTGATAGAGGTCCTTATCAATAGTAACAATAATTGATTCCTCTTCAGCAGGGTCCGTTGCTAAGATACCTAATAAATCATCTGCTTCTAGAAACTTATCTGACCTGCATGAATACTTATCCTCTACGAACTCCCTAAGTTTCTTAAGAAGTATGGGTCTATGTATTCCCTCTCTGTTTGATTTATAATCTGGGTATACTGTTTTACGAAAGTTATTCTTGTCTGAGAAACAAAATAACATATCAGGGAAATCAAACTTAGCCCCTATGCGTCCAATCAAACTCTCTAGGGTTCTTACCCCGTGTTGGTAATCAGCATCATAAGTGACATCCCCGTCACCCCAATCTGTCTTAGTCTCCACAGCACAGGCGGTTCTGTACACTACGATATCCGCATCAATTAATAATCTCATCTCTGCTCTCCAAAGTTGTTTATAATATATTCTTTATAGAAGTCTGCCAGTGCTTGAATCTCAGACCACGAAGCGTCTGTTTTAATCTGATTAGCTCTTGAGGATATAACGAGAATGTTTCCTCGGACGTAACCCATCTCAGGAACTATACGATCTAGAGTAGGGCTAAAGGGGCCTGAAACCCCCTTAGACTTACCTATTCTAACCTTGAGAGCGGGGCAGAACTCAGGTATCTCTATGTCTTCTGTGGTGATACTGAAGGGAACTCTATGTTTCTTAGCTCTCCTCTTTGCAGTACTCACCATACTACTTATCATTTGTTTTGTCAAAAGATCTCCTTACCCAGCTTAGTGATACAAAGGTCACACATTAGACGTGCCACAGAGTTCTTAGCGTCAGGGTGTTTTGGTTGGGTGTTGTACTTCATTATACCAATCATCGGTTCTTCACACTCAGCACAAGCTAGATCTAAGGGACAGGCTTGCACTCCGTTTACACCTAGCTTTCTATTCTTTAACAAATCAGTCATACTAAATCCTCCGTAATGAATACCTTTTCTGGAGATTTCAAGTATGAGTAAGGGTTGTCCTCGCTATACGAAAGAGGCTTTAGGCGCACCATACGTGCGGTTAAGGATACCACCTTTGCTTTAGAAAAAGAAGCCCCTGCGTTACGTCCATGTCCCTCACAAACAAGAGCAGAAGCCCCAACTGTTATATCTTTATTATTAAAATCTTTCATTAGTTTCTCCTTAATGTGTTTCGGCCCATGTGTCACCAACCTTATACTCTCCATCAATAGGACATTGTAAATCAAAGTCCTGGGTTGTCTTACGCATCCCTTCGACCAAGAAGCCTCCCATGATATCCGCGAGTTCTGGTTTACATTCCATCTGGATCTCATCGTGTACGTTAGCACAGTATTCATAATCTACACTAGGTACATAACCCGCTTTCTGAATAGCCTCATCAGCATTAATCAGGGACTGCTTCATAATGATAGCACCATCACTTTGTAGTAATGTATTTAAGGCTGCGTGTTCATAACGGACGCTCAACACACGACCATCTAGACCTCTAATGGATCCTTTCTTGGATGCCTTTTTGACACTGTTGATTAACTTAGCCAACGCTGGGATCTTAAGAAGGAAACGAGCGCGAAGTGTCTTACCTACTTTAAAGGAGCCATTCACAATACTACCAAGCTTACCATCACCAGCTCCATACAAGAAAGCGTAGATAAAGGTCTTGGCCATATCCCTGTTAGGAAGTCCTGCTGCATTCTGGTTCTCTGTGTGGATGTCCCCATCTACAACAACCTTTGCGTAAGCTCCTTTGTCCCAGAAAGCCATACGATGCGCTAGACATCTTAACTCTAGTCCAGAAGCGTCTGCCCCTACAAACTTCCATCCCTGTCTAGGTCCGAAGAGTTCACGGCAATCTTGTCCATACGGAGCACGAACGCTAGGAACCTGCGCCACGTTTGGGTGAGAGTGTGTGCAACGTCCTGTAACAGCACCATTGGTATTAACAGAACCGTGAATGCGCCCATTTTTAACCAGCTTAAGCCAGGCTTGATTACCTTCAGCAACCGCACCAATCCGCTTATCAAGTAAGAAGTAAGTGGAAAGCAGTTTAGCCTCAGGGTATTTAAGTTTTGAAAGAATCGTCTCATCAATTTTAGGCCCTCCTTTAGGCGTGTATTCTTTTGGTTTCCATTGGTACTTCTCAGTGAAGACCCTAGCAATATGTGCTCGGCTCCCTGGATTGAAAGGCGTGTGTTTGGTTTTTAAAGGACCAGGCTCTATGTCATCTAAGTGTTTCTTACGGAGATTTCCCGTAGGATAAGTATCCTTGATTAGCTTTGTTAGTTTTGTTTTATTAGGGGCTTGGTGTCTTCCTGAGACGTAACACTGAGGAGTCTTCGTGTTGGTTGTCCAACCCTCAAACGTACCTGCCATATCCTCAGTGATCTTGTGTCGTTTAGCTACGAGGTCTGCGTATAACTTAGCTGCTTCGTTCTCGTTGAACCCAATTCCGTTCTTAACCTGACGGTCAATGATGGTAGCAAATTTATGTTCTAGATCTATACAGGGCTGAGAATATTTTTTACCATCAAAATGAGCCAGTAGTTTTACCGTAAGCATAACATCCTGAACACAATACTCTAACATCTCTTCTGAATACTCAGACCAATCCGAAGTCTCCCCGAAGTCTCCCTTGAAGAAATTCAAACGATAACCCCAAGACTTCAACGAGTGTCTTCCTCGCATACCTTTAGGCATCTTGGAGCCCATCTTTAGGTCCTCAGTATAAATGTCTGTGTAGATAACACGGGAAAGAATTAGTGTATCTGTAACTTTACAGCAGAAGTTTTTGTTCGGGTACAGCTTATGTAGCACTGGGATATCATAATTAATAGCGTTGTGTCCAATGAGGTGGTCCGCTTGCTCTAAAAGCCTGACACCTTCTGCGATATTAGCTGGATCGAAGCTATGAGTTTCCCCTGTGTTGATGTCATGCGCGACCAGACAATGGATTTTTGTGACCTCATCGTAGAGCCCGTCTGTTTCTAAGTCAAAAACTAATTCTTTCATCCTATTCTCCTACTTTATATTAATGAACTCAAATCCGTCTGGGTTCATGTTGTTCCTTTTGAAAGCACTCTTAATTTTATCTAAAGCTTTCTCGGGAGTGCGTTCTTTAGAGTAGCACCAATAGTAAACAGATTCTTTAAAAGCGTAGAACTTATATTTATTAATTGGTTTATGTTTCATCCTTATCTCCAACCTACTTGTTGTAAAAATTTATCCCTAACCGCGTCACCCAAGCCTCTTGCTAAAGAAATAACCAGCTCTTTCCTCGCGTTATCTAAATCAGGCTGAACTTCAGGCATCATGTTACACAAGCCAATATGAGTATCTAGGCGACATATTACATGGGAAGGGGGCCAAGGCTCCGCGTCCTCTGTAATACTAAGACCTGTATGAGCAACTGCAAACTTAAACTCACGCCCTCCAGTTATCTCATTCACCAATACGTTAAGATGATTTTCAATATATCGTGGGTCGTAAGGTACCTGTTCTTCATGCCTTTTTATAATTTCTTTTAGTCTTTTTATCTCAGACCTATGAGACTTATAAAAGATATTAAAAATAAATGATTTAATTCTAGTCATGCTTTATCCTTTACAATGTTTAGCGTCTTTGTCAAAACGAAGTCTAATGAAACGAGGGTGCCTAAACTTACCCGCTTCTGTCAACTCCATACATTCTACTTCTATTACAGTACCTACCAACTCAGGGCGGAAGTAATCTTTTCTGTCAGTGTGAGTAAACCCAGTACCAACCTTACCTTTGGAAGTCATAAAGGCTCCTAAGCAACCTTCAAATTGTCCTGTACCTTCAATCAACTCAGTGATAACAACATCATGCGTCTCACTAGATTTAACCTTAAGCCATTTCTCTGGTGTTGTCAAGACTAAACCTTCGTGTCCACCATTTAACACAACTTGAAGGTAATCCTCAATCAACTCAGGAGAGGGACTATCTACTTCAGCAAGAAGAAGTCTTGGGTCTAACGGTTGGATACTAAATATCTCATCCATTTCAACCTGGCGTGGAAGATTCTTAGAACACCTAACGATCTCCACAGTCTTCTTAAAGGATCCACAGAATATCTCAACGTCCATCACCTCAGTAATGTTATTAAGAACATCGTCTAACCCATACAAAGGCTTTCCGTTAAAACTTGTTGCTGTTTTATTGAAGGGGCAAAGCTCTGCTCGAACGCCATCAATCTTTTTAGATATAATAGTCTTTCCAACAATCTCTTTTCCAACGTATAGTTTAGGCTTTTTCATCTGTGACTCCTTAGGTATTATTATTATTTAGAAGGGAATAGCTGTCCTAGAACAACATCGAATTGCTCCAAACGTCTTTCCTTTAAGGCTACTTCATCCAGTGCATCTACTAGATCATCTAGATCCATGTTCTTGTCAACACACATCTCAGTGATTTTACCTTCGAGACCTAAGATCTCAGCTTCTAGTTCTGCTTTTTTCAAATCGGCTTTAGCATTCATCATCTTAGCACGAAGAGGTGCCATAGATTCATCCAGCTTTTCTTTGCTCATTGAAATAATTTTCTTGAAAGGTTGTAGTTCCATTTAATCTCCTCAGATCGGTTAAGTTAATAATAGTAGTTTATTGGTACTCTTTTTCTTTGTCAAGGGCTTTTCTAATCTTGCAGGTATTTCACCAACATGCCTCTCTGCAGACATATAAGAAGGTTCGGGGTAATAGTTTGTGGGGCTGCCGCTTTTCTCTAATAATCTCTCTATCATGTGTGAAACCGTATGGTGTACGTCTTCCGCCCAACTGATTCTATTTATTAAGCTGCGTCCTGTTTTATTATCCCTTATCTCTATTTCATCTGAGCCTACACAAGGAACTCTGGACGAGATCATATCAAACCTTCCGCCTTGTGAATACCTCCTACGGAACTCGTCAGGGTGCATCATTACTCTTCTCCTTCGTCATCAAATGGGTTTCGTTCTAGTTCTACTTGCTCTAAAGTTCCTGTATCTGGGTGATATAAAACATCTAAAGTTTGCCCTACATTCTGCCCTGACTTACGGGACTTTAAAACTCTTACGGTTGTAGTCCTAGCTTCCTCTACATCCTCAGCCTGTTGGTCTCTCTCCAACCCTATGATCACATTAGACCACTGTTTGATAGCACCAGATCCTTTAGCGTCATCAATCTTAACACGTCCACCCTCTTCAGCAGGGGTAGACTTACTGTCTGATTTTCTAGTGTGTGAAATAACTTGTAGGTTAAAGTTAAGCTCACGGGTCATAGAAGAAAGGTTCTTCATTATTTGTTCCCCGATAGCGTTCGCTTCAAAACCTGCACCGTCCGTGAATACTGTAAGGTGGTCCAAGAATATAATCTTACAACCAAGCCCCGCAACCATGTGTCGTACAGTAGCTTCCACAGCAGAGTAATCATCGTGACCAAAATGATCATAAAGATACAACTGTTCACTATTAGCGAGGTCTGCCAAGGCTTGTTCTTTTTCCTCTTCATCGTATTCAATCTTAGGTGAGTTAAAACATTTCCCCGCCATTTTACCAGCAATGTCAACAACGGTCTCATGTGCTTCTTCCTCTAGGAGGATTGCTCCCACCTTGTGATCTGTAGTTTTTAATATGTGACCTATGATAGCCTTAAAGAACTCTGTCTTACCCATACCAGAACCAGCCAGCCAAACCCACACCTGACACATTAGGAGTCCATAGGTTAACTCATAAAGTCTATTCCAAGGAAGCTCAATACCCCACTCAGGTTTCTCTCCGACTCTTGGGAGTACGTCAGCCACAGAAACAATACCATCAGGTCTATATTCTTTAGCATTCCATACTTGATCTATAACGGCAGCACTCTCACCGTTGTTTAAACACTCATTAGCATCCTTCAAAGGTAACTTAGCGATCTTACATTTACCTGGTGTAAACATTAGGGCAACCTCACGGGCTGCTTCTTGACCAGGTTCATCCATATCGAACATAAGAACAATGTCTTCAAAGTTCTCTTCCAGCCATGCCAGTTGACTTCCTATAGCGCGAACGGCTCCTTTAGCTCCAGTTGGAACGGAAACGACAGGCCATTTATTCCCTTGTAGCTGGGCCACAGACATTGCATCTATTTCGCCTTCAGTGATAACGATCTTCTTACCTTTAGACCACAACTGTTGACCAAACAAACGAGGTTTCTTAGTTTCCCCTAGAAACATAAAGTCTTTATCTGTAGTTCTTATTTTTTGTGCTACTTTATGGCCGTCCTTATCATAGTAAGGGAAAGCTAACCCATAACCACTATCCTTAGTCTTCACGACCTGGACACCCCATTTCTTAACAGTAGCTAAGGTCAGCCCCCTGACAGCCTTATGTTCTCCTGTAAGCAGGTTGGATTGCTTTCCCTTCGGACGTGTAGAGACCTTTGCAGTCTCTCCCTCTGGTGGATAGAAGTGGTTGCAAGAGAAGCAGAAACCATCTCCTGCTTCATAGAGAACCTTCGCGTCCGATGAACCACACTCATCACACGGAAGTCTGCTTTCCACTACTATACCATTTTCTTCAGAGGCTGTATCTTGCATAAGTCTTTCCATTTCTATCTTGTTTCATTTCAGTCTTAATCTTCAACCCTGGGCGGTTCTTAATACCTCGCTTCAAGTCTCTAATAACAGTAGAGATATCATAACAATTATATAAGCCAAGGGCTTCTAGTCTAGATATTGTACCTAACTCTTTTAGGTGCCTGTAAATCTCATCTCTAATACTCATTATATAACCCTCTCTTTTTAATTGCAAGCTTTATTTAATTTAATTAATCTGTCATAGGAAATAACCTCAGCATCGGGGAACATATCCCTTAGCTCATCAACGATTTCGGGCAACACAGCTTCTTGTGCAGCCGTCATATTATCGGCTAACCTCTTAAGTCTCTTATCTTTACCCCCAGACCACTTAATGATTACCGAATGTTTGTTGTGTCTCTTTAGTCCCGCTGCGAATTCCTCTAGTTCCCTCCCACACTCTACATTACCATCAGGTTCTATAAAATAGTGAAAGCAGGGCCCCAGGAATCCATTCTTTATATCTTTCATATATGCCTGTCCTGACGTGATGTTCTCTTCGGGATAAGTTCCCGTTGACATCACTACAATGTACTTAGTTTCTTCACGTTGCTTCATGAGCATAGATATACACCTCTGTTCTCTCTTGTTCTCCTGGCTCTGCGAAACGCTTAGACGACACTAAATTAATAATGATGTCATCGTCTGTCCAAAAGTTTTTATCTGTTAAAATATCCAAAGGTGCCTTTACAAAGTTATCAGCGTCCCCTCTAGGGTACTCCTTCTTTGAGGTCTTAGCCTTCAGTACAATCTGTTCTACTACCACTGTTAGGTATAAATCAAGAGCTTCGTTCTGTTCCTTAATCTTAGCCACGGCTTCCTTACGCCATGCTGTGTACTTCTTACCGTAGTAAACTGACACAAACTTCCCTCTTACCGCAAACTTAGGTCTTGAAGCTGGCACAGGGTTGAATAAGAAAGAGGCCCCCAAAGTGGGAGCCCCTAACATATCTTTGATCTTACCTACTACATCCTTAGGATGCAAAGTCAGGTTCGTCATCATTATCTTCCTCTTCATCAAATGAACTTGTCGTTGTCGTTTGGGTTTCTTCTTGTGCGTCAGAGTCATCATACTCGTAACCACCCTCGTCTTCGTCATCAAATGCAGACTCTGCTCCGTATTGTACTAACTCTAGTAGTCGGATTGCGTCTAAGTAAAACGCACGACCTGCTCCAGCCTTAGGATTGACATAGATATCGCCTAAAGTGAATGCCATACGGATCGTTGATCCTGTGCTGATACCAAGAGCCTTCTTAATAGGTGTCCCCTTACTATCTTCAACGCGAAGCTTGCGTTCCCACTGTTCGTTGGTTTTCTTATTGATACCTGAAGCCTTCGTTTTGGCTTTTAGTGCTACCAATTCAGTCTCTTCGCCTTCTTCATCGAACACAACACGGTAAAGAGGATTAATAGTAATGTCCACTTTCTTGCCCGCTTTGAGTTGTTTCTTCTTGAACGCTTCAGCTTCTTTTTCGATAGCAGGAACCATATCGTCAAAACGCTTTAGTAGGTCTTTAACTTTTGGATCGTTCTTGTTCAAACGGATCTCACATTTATATGAGCCATCAGCGTCTGGGTATTGGTCAGTACCATAGTCTACCTTGTCGATAGCTGGGTAAGGGCCTACAATACCCTTTGGTGTAACAATTTGTTCTTTCTTGTCAGTCATATTAGTTTTTCCTCTTAGTTTAAAATTGAATGCTTCTGTTCCAACATACTATAGTTAATCCCTAAATCTGTCAAGGTCATAATTCTGTCTACGGGAACGATACCTGTTGTCTCCAACATATCTACGGTATCATTAATAATCGTTTCGTTACTTGAGCTCATTTTTCATGTATTCCTTAAGTGCTTTTAGTTGTTGTCTATGACCTTGATCTATGGTCTCTTTCATTATGTTGTCTGCTACCGTCAGAACCTCGTGTGGCTTAATATCAAAGCGCTCACACATCATCAGCCAAAGGACAGCTAAAGAAACCACATGGTCCTCTTTTCTAAGGTGTTGGATTGCATCAATAATGATGAAACAAACCTTCTGTACTCTAGTGGCGTTGGGTGCTATTAGTATATTAAATCTTCCTATTCCCATGCACTTCCTCCTATGTTTTTCGTTAAGGTACCTGCAGGAGAACCTTTAGAGACCCCATGCCTAGTTACTTTGTTGTATAATACACCTTCTCTAACATAGTACAAGGTTCTCAAAAAAAGTAGCTCTAGGTAGTTTTTTATATGTAGGGTTGCCCATTATTTCGTCCTCCAACATCTTATAATGTCGATTAAGCCTATTTACGTAGTTTAAGCAAAGAAGAAGTCAGACTGTAAAACTTCCTCAATATCTAGTGTGCCCTTTTTAGGCGGCTTAGGGATACTATCAGGGTCACTAACCTGAGTTTTAATTTCTTCATAGAAATTATGCAACACATCAGTATCTCTATGGATCTGCACAAAAGCATGTCTTAATAAGAGAGCAAGCTTAGAAGTATCTGCTGCGTGGGTCCCAAAACTATCATGAACCATAGCTAGGTCTAGGACCTCATTAGATTCTGCTAGATTTACTGTTCTTATCAAGTGTGCCGCATCACATGAGTGCACAAAATTAGGGCTAATAGCTGCAGACATACGTTTCTTATTAATCTTATCGCTATTGTTCGTCTTTAACTTGGTTGAATAAAAGGTACCTGCAATCTCTGTGCGGACACGGGAAGTACAGGCTTGTTTATACTCTTGTAGTACAGGAAACCCCACAGGTGTTGTCCAGTGAACTGGTAAGTTCTCGGCTGCAGCTATCTTAGCAACTTTCTGTAACCATTCCATGGCCTCAGCAGCAGAAACAACAATTTCACCCAAACTCTCTTTAATCATTTGACCTAAGAAAATACACTCTCTGAACCCATCCTCAGCAAAAAGGGGCGTTTCAAGCCCATCATCTTTCCAAGATTGTAGCTCAGTCATAAGCTGTTGCGTGAAGCCTGTTAGGGTGGCCCCGTAAGGCATCGTCATAGTAGGACGCTTAACTAACTTACGAGAAATAAAGCCCTTCCAAGGTAAAGCTAAAGGATCCTTAGACTCATCCAGCTTTCTTATTAGGACATCGGCTACTTCACGGTAGATATCTGCGGGTTCATCTAACGGCACCAGGTTAGTGGCTTTGCCCCCAATAGGATCCCTCAGCATAGCAGAGAAATTCTGTAGACCATTACAAGAGCCATCTAAAGCCACAGGTAGATGACTAATAAAATTCTCAGGGTCTTCTATAAAGTCTCTCCATTCTAAACAGAAGGCGAGGAACTGCCAAGGCTTATCTGCCTCTGTCCACCACTTGTTATCAAAGGGAGCCTTAGCACAGGCAATTATCTTATCCTGGTGTTCCTGGGTCCACTCAACACGAGCCTGTAAGGTAACTTTATCAAATCCAAATAGGTTAGAACCATGTAAGGCAAGCCATGCACCACTCTCATCGTCTACTGGTTTACCCTCTGCGAATGTTAAGAGAGCTTTCGTGCTATCATCGCCCTGAGGTGTTAAATATACTTGCGCTGGATACACACGGCCCCTGAAGTCTAAACTATAAACAAAGTACAAGCATTCTTCATCCACAAACTTCTTGGCAACCTGTAGCTTCTTACGTAGCGATAAGAATTTTGATCTCTGTCTAATGTTTTCTGTGTATGTAATGGCGGCTTGCTTTCTCCATTGAAAACGTGCTGCTTCATTTGTTGCAATGTCTAATGGTGTAGGTGGCAAAACAGCTTCTTCTCCTGTTGGTAATCCCCCGATTGAGAAATCATTATCTGCGGCCTGTGTCATTAATTCGTATATCTCTTTATTCACTTTCCATTTAGTTTTTTGTAGGTGGTTTATAGACTGGAATACTTCCCACATGTCCACACCATTAAGATCTTCTAGATAATTAAAGTTTGTTCTACGTACTAAAGAGCCGTGTATAAAGGGAGACCAGAACCCACCATTGTGTGAGCTCGTCCAATCTTTAGGAGGGACTAGCATAGGCATTATAACAGGCTGCAGTAATTCACAAGCTGCATTGTAAGACTTTAACCATTCAGTAGTTTTAGCTGTAGGCTGTACCAGAATAGATTTCCTCTTGGATCCATTCATGCCTAGAGGCTTAAACATCTCCACTAGGCCCGTGTGCTCAATGATTAAAGATAACATCAAGGCCCCAATGGTGTGCTTCTCCTGTATAGTGAACTTAATTAAAGCAATGTCATCTTTTTGGGCGGAGTGTCTTAACACGGTCCGTACATGTCTTTCGTTATTAGAGCGTTTTAATACGTCTCTCTTAACCTTCTTGTAATGGTTAGGGGATTCCTCTTTGAATTTTAAATAGTTTTTCTCATTTTCTATTTGAGACCCAATAGCCAGCGTGACCTGTGGGAAGGTTCTACGGTCAGACATTTTATCCAATAATACTTTTAAACTAAGGAAGGCCACAACATCGGAAGGCATATCTTTAATAAACTTATGCGCCGCATGGTGTCTACCCGCAGATTTAGCTTGGGCAACCTTATAAGCATCTAAACCTTTAACGAGAGGTTCAAAAGCTTCACGCATTATCCGTAGAGTTCCACTAGTGGTACTCTCTAGGCCATTATCCTTAGCCGCTTGGACTTCCTCACGGAAACGGGCCACACCCATTCCACGCATTTCTTCTTCTAAGTCAATCTGTCTGTCAAATATATCTTTAGTCATTCTTTTAATATCCCTGTAAAGTGGTACCTAGCGTTGTTAATTTATACGCCATAAGCGCATCTTACTCGTACCTGTATAACGAACTGAAAACTTTAGCCCTAATCGTGAACCATACTTCCTAAAAGTATTATGTACGGTCTTCTGCTGCTCTAAAGTCATACCTCCTAAAAACAAGCTATCACCTACTTTCATAGACTTAACGTCATATTTGTAACGTGTATAACTAGGTATTTTAATGTTTGTATCAAATTTCATTCTATTCCTCCAATAAGTTAATGGCTTCCTGCAGATTAGCAGGGGCAAGGTGGGCGTATCTCATAGTCATCTGAATATTCTTGTGTCCCATTAGCTTCATAATGGTTGTGATCTCTACTCCTTTCTGTATCAGGCGGGACGCAAAGGTATGTCTACAGGCATAAGGGACAAACTCAGGGTCATCTATTTTTAGCGTCTGCTTACAGACATTCCAAGTGTAATTTAATAAAGCTGGTGTGATAGAACAAAGACACTCAAACCTGACGTGATTAGCTAAAATAGAGTTGGCTCGATTAGTTAGGGGTATTCTCCTTGTGGTTCCGTTCTTAGTATCCGATACCAAAACCCACCTATCTTCTACATCCAACTCCCTTAAACCCCGAATCTCAGAAGGTCTCAATCCTGTATCAATCATCACTACAAGAAAATCTCTAATAGCTACAGGGCTGAAAGCTAACATAGCCTGCTCCTCAACCTTACTTAGGAATCTAATCCTACCTGGTGCTTCCTTCTGATACTCTAGCTTCAATAGCTTATCCGTATAACCCCGATCATAAGCAAACTGTTGCATCTTAGAGAATACACTTAGCTTTCTATTTATTGTCGCTGGGGTGTTCCCGATAGACAAGCAGTGATCTATAAGATCATCTAGGTCTGTCTGTTGGATGTCTTTGATATTCGTGCGAGTTCCGAAGAAGTCTATAACACCACCAAGACGGGAGCTCATAGATTTAGAAGACTTTGCGTTCTTCCAATACCTGTCCCATACTTTCTTTTCTATCTCTTTTAAGTTCATTTTTTTACTACCCTTTCAAAAACATTATCTTTTGGCAGTACATTTGAACAAAGCCAAACACTAGAAAATGGTGGATTAAGGCTTGGTTTAGGGTCATCAAATTTCATCCTCTAATCCTCCCTTAATAAAACTTAAGCCTAAACTGCCCCAAGACTCTCTGAACCAGTGCCAAAAGTAATCTTCGTGATGGATTCCATCATTTCTGGATATTGACACACTTTCAGTACCGTCTTCGCTTTCTAACGTTATAGTTAGCGTCTGTTTATAATTTGGTTTTTTCATTCTCTAATCCTCATCTCGGTTATAAATTAAATCAGTACTTCCGCAATTTCCGCAAATGGTGTAAAACAGCATTAACCATCACTCCCCCAACTTCTTGTATTCTGATAGGGCTTTAGAGGCATTATCAATGCGGTTATATATATCTCTTATGATATGGCTGTGATAACGGCTTCCATCACCTTCTGCCAACCCCCAATCCTTCACGCACGAGAAAGTCTTTAAAGCCTCACTAACCGCATCATCGCTTGGCGGGGTTAGGGCTTGTTCAACAATTTTATATAGCTTTAATTTGTTAGCCATATCATTTACCCACTTGTTATCGCCATTACCTTCTTTAACGGTACGCGATAGATATGAAATAGTTTCTTGCACCATATCCAAAGTCAATTCCTGCGCTGTTTTGTTTTCTTTAGTCATTCTCTTTTCCTCTGATATCTAAATTAAGCAAGGAGTCAATCACTATGATCCCTCCGTCTTCGTCATGTAAACTGTACAACATAACCAGATCATCGTTACGTGAACCATAAGGTTCCCAAGTGGTTGCTTTCCAGTTTCTCATGATCCGTCTATGTATTTCAGCCATTTCTTTACCTTCATTCTTTCTACATATTGTTGTTTAGGCTTTGGGCTCATCCCTATGCCTGAGTTAGGACAAACATACGCATCGTCATGCTCCCAGATAGGCTTTACTCCGACTTCCAGCGCAACTACGCCTGTCTCTATGTTTGTAACCTTAATATATCCCATAACTAATCCTTATGTCTATAACAAATCAAGCCAAACTCCTATATTCTATTGTTCGTCCATTCTTCTCGTGGTTTTCGATAGCATACTTCATGCCCCCAGATATCCCAAGGTCTGTATAGATAGCCACAACGTCTGCAAGGTCTCCCCAGGCTAACCCCGCATCAATCCCTAGTAGTCTTTCGTGTGGTTCTAAGTCATCAAGGAAATACACAAAGAATCCATGGGAAGCATAAGGGCTCTCTCCACGTCTTAAGCTGTCTATACAACACTTATGTAGATACTCCCGATTAAGTTCTACCTCTCCAGCGAAAGGGCTTTCTATAACTACTCTTTTCATTATTCGCGACCCTCTATGTGATCCATAAGGATTTCAAAAAGATTATCTGTTAGACCGTCAAGGTGATCTGGTGTTACTCCAAACTTCTTTACACTACTGTCGGGAGGGCTAACAAGTTTTTCAAAGACCTTCATATCCATATTGGCTATTAAACTTGCAAGCTCCTCTGCTTCACGCCCTGAAAACTCTATAGTAATTGGTGGGGTTGTCATCTTAAAGTTCGTTTTAATCTTTTTCATCTTTCAATTCCTTTTGTTGTCTGAGCCAGAGTCATCAAGCTCTATTAATAATACCAGTTTGACTTGTGAAGTCAACCCTTAATTCCATACTTTTCTATATACTTATCCAAACATAACCCACCTATGCGCCCCCGAAGTCCTCTAGTTTCCCCTGATTCACGGGCGCTTGTTAAGTCTTCGTAGATGGTTATAGCGTCTTTAGCGTTTCTAAATGGTTGTCTATAGATAACTTTAGATGTTAGGAAGTCATAGGCTTTTAACTCATAGACGCCTTTGCTCTTCTTATGCGTTGTTATGCTTATATTGTCGTTTTCTTTTACTCGTTCAATGCGCATTGTCTTAATCCTTATATTGTCGTTGTATTGGGTTTAATTCTTCTAAAACCATTTTAGAAGGTAGTACGTCCTTACAAAAATAACCGCTTGCAAAATGATTACCACTCGCCCACTCTTCCATATTACCATTAATATAAAAGCAAATCCTGCGATTAAAACCTAAATATTCTAGGCCGTTATCTATGAACATTTTAACACGTTTAATAGACTGTAAGGCATTTTGAGGTAAAAGAACTGCAAAAGGCTTATCTATGTTATATAAATGTTCTAAAACAGCATCTTTTATAGAGAAAGGAGGGTTACTTACAATGCAATCTATATGATTATAGTTGTTATTAAAGAAATCTTTTCCCTCCTCTTTTAGAGGGTCATAATGTGTATTTATAACAGTGAAACCCTCGGCTTTTAATACCCTAACAAAAAAAGAGTCGTCTTTGTCGAACGGACACCATATCTTTCTATAACCTTTTCTTCTTAAATGTTTTATTAGTGGTATGACGGCATATTCTGGTGTTAAACATTCGTCACTCTCCTTTGTTCTTCCTGACGTTAAGTATCCTTTATTCATAGTATTAGCCCTTTCTTAATAATAAATAAACATTAATAGTAATACACTTAGACACATCCCAAAGAGGATTGCCAAGCCTTTATTGTAACGCTCCTCTTGTTTCTTCTTAAGGTAACGCTCCGCGGCTGGGTTGCGCCTCATATTGTTTAATGTTTTATCTGTTTTATATTTAGCTTTCATTAGTTTTGTTTCGTTACACATAGTTAAATCTCCCTTTCAAAATCAAAGCCGTTTACTGTAACAGAAATATATTGATAAGCATCCACTCCGTGTGTATCGCCTTCTAAAGTATAGTCTATACTACAATTATACTTTTTAAGTACTTCATTTAAAGCTGCTTCCATGTCATCGAGTATAACAGTAGCCTCTTTTTCAGCAATACCCCGTTTTTTCTTTTGGTCTTTAATAAAGTTGTCTTTTGTCTCATTATGTAGTTTTTGGAGTCCTAACTTATCTATTAATTCTTTTTCAAACGTGTGGTGTCCTGTTATTTTATCCCCTATCACTAGGCAGGACAGTCCCTCACTTCCTACTTGTTTATTAGGGTTGTTTAGCTTCCACTC